AGAGAATGATCCTAACATAGATCCTGTAGCAATCGCGTTTTCTTCAACAACGGTGACTGTTGTTCCGTCATGTATTACTGAGTATTTACCACTTTGGTAAGCTGACCCTTGAGTAATTACCACTTTGATAAATGCTGCCCTATAAGTTGCTTTTGCAAATGATAAAACTGTGGTTGCACTTGTAGATGAAACAGCAGTATCCTCTTCTGTTGCACCAACACCTGATAATCCAGATCCATCTCCAATAAAACTTGTTGCAGTAACAATACCAGCAGTAATATTACCATTGGCGAAAATAGTGGCTGCCGTTCCAACGTTAACACCACCTGTTGCAGTGGTGACTCCAGTGATATTGACATTACTTAAGAATGTTGCTGGAGTTCCTGTTTGAATATTGTCTGTAGAAGCAACACCCGTCAATCCAGTTCCATCACCAGTGAAAGATGTAGCAGTCACGATGCCTGAGAAGGTTGCATTTCCATTAGCAGCAATGGTAGCAGCAGTTCCTACGTTTACTGCTGTTACTGTAATTGTTGGATTACCTGTTAATCCTGCAGCAGTTCCCGAAGTATTTTGATTACCAGCTTCGTTGACACCTGGTAGATTGATATTAGCAGATCCATCAAATGATACGCCACCAATATTTCTAGCAGTTTCTAATGCAGTAGCAGTTCCTGCATTACCTGAAGCATCTCCAGTTACATTACCCGTCAAAGGCCCTGTGAATCTGGAAGAAGTTACTATACCAGCAAATGTGGCATTACCATTATTTGATATGGTTGCAGCAGTTCCTACCTCAAATCCTTTTGCTGTGACTATACCAACAAAGTCGGAATCACCAGTGGATGTAAGAGTAACTCCTGTTCCAATACGAACCTTTTCCTCACTACCATCAATGGTGACTGATCCAGTTCCTATTGTTAAGATACCTGTTATCCTCGCGTCACCTTGTATGATCAATGCAGTTGTGGCTGATCCTGCTTTTACATTTACGCCATTTAAGAAAGAAGATAATCCGACAAATGTTGATACACCAGCAGTTACATGTAAACCCTCTGAACCAGTTTGTTGAATTCCTTTGGTTGCAGTAACAATACCAGTAGAGAAAATATCGGTTACAACATCATAGTTAAGTTGAGATGCTGTTACGATACCACTAAAGAATCCATTTGTTGCAGTGATAACTCCGACACTCATTCCAATGCCAGATACATTACCTTGTAATAAAGCCTCATGTAGTGTAGAACTGGTGTCTAGAGATGAACTATTAATTCCAACCCATTTGTTTCCATTATAAATTAATAACTCACCAGCACTAAGATCAGTAGCAACACTAGTATCAACATCATCAAGATCTTTGATGTTGACTGCTCCACCACCACCCATTACTGCGAGTTGTTGTTGTGTTCTATTAATGAATAATCTATAATGATCTGCTAATTCTTTTAGATTACGGAATTGTTTATCTGTTGGAGTTAAAGGATCCTCATTGTCTGTTTCAGGTGGTTCATTTAACAGACCTTCTTGTATGGTTTCTATTTCATCTTTTGCTAATTTTTGTTTCTGTCTTATATCTTCAACAAGAATCTTAAGTGAATCTAAACCTTTATTGAATTCTTCTTTAACATTCTTAATGTCTTCTTCATAATATTTGACTTTAGGTAGATTACTTATCTCTTCTGTAAGTGATTCAAAATATCCAGCATATAAATCTTTTGTATCTTCATTAGTCTTATTAAATTTTTCAATTTGTTCTTCAACATTTATCTTTAACAGATTATACTTACTCATAATCTGTTTTTTCATTAATCTGTCATCATTCTTGAAGGCATGTTTTATGTCAAGAATTCCAACAGCTGCAGTTCTTAGTTCCTCATATATCTTTTCTTTTGCTTCTGTAAAATTTTGAGTTAATTCTTTTATCTCAGTTTTTGATTCAAATCTTTTAGTTTCAAGATCTTCTGATAGTTGACGAACCTCTTCAGTAATTCTATCTCGAATAGAGTTGGCATTGTCAGCCACTTTGATGAAATCATCGTCAATGACACTGAATTGTTTTCCTATCCATGAAAAATCAGGAACCTCATTTACCTCATTTACCCATTTAGGAAATACAGGAATAGATTCTTTTAATAGAACAATTTCATCTCTTATAGATGCTAAATCACCTTCATAGTGACGAATTTCTGGAAGACTCTTGAGACTCGTTTCAAGACGTTCAATTTGGTCGTCATAATACCGTATCTCTGGTATCTCCGCAGCGTTTGTACGTACTTCCTCCTTTAACTCATCAATTAATCCACATATCGCTGTTATCTCTTGATCATAAGTTATTTGTTCAGGAACTTCAGGAATGCTTTCCCTAATTTCCTCCATCGTTGTAGATAGTTCTGCTATCTGCTCATCGTAATATTTTATTTCTGGTATCTCTGGAATATCTTCTCTAACGTCATTTACCAGACGCACAAATTCTGTATATTGTTCTTCAATCGAACATGGCCCAGTATCTACAGGTTTTTCTTCATCACCTTGTCTTATCGCATCCGCTATCTCTTCTTCAGGCCTCGGAGGTTCTATAAACTCATCCACGGAGGGTAATTTTTCTTCTGTTATAAGTTCATCTACAGATGGCAACTCTTCATAGAAGTCATCTATAGACGGTAGTTTCTCCGTCATGGTATGAGTAAAATATTACTTCGGGATTCCTCTCCCTGATTTATTTATCTTGTTTTTTACTCTGAGCTTTTAAAAGCTTTGATAACTCAGATGTTGATCCTACAAACAATGCATTATTGACTGTTGATGGGCCTTTTACTTTTTCTTCTTCGTTAACTTCTTTTAGTTTCTTTTGAAGATCCATCAATTTATCAGTTGCATCAGCAACGTTCTTTATTAATTGACCTGCAACCTCATATGCTCTTGGCATTTCACTTTCTTGAGCAAGTTCAAGAATTCCATTAATGGCCTCTTGACCCTTTTCTATGATACTGTAAAGATTACCACGAGTATACTCATAGTCTTTACTAATATGATCAGCACTTGGTTTTTCTTTTTTCTGAACCTTTTCAATATCTGCAGGAACGATATTCGTTTCTACATTGAAAGCATCATCTAATCCGTCGGTTTTCATGAGTAAGATCCGTCAAATCCAAAGTCATCACCAAGTTCGATGATATCGCTATCCTCTCTTGCGGTATAATCAATACCCTTGACTCCAGTTCCTCTAACATGTGTCTTAGCAATCGTGCTATCCTGACCTCTTTTAACATTAAGTTTATTACCAGTGATCTTAGTGACTTTCATCTCTTCACCATCAACATCGATAAACTTATCAACTGTAATTGCAGTTCCATCAGCAACATTGATTGTCTCTTGAGATGCATCTATATCTTCACTTATAGTTGTTACAACATCATCAGTGTAATCCTTAAGAGCTCTTGGTTTGACAGAGAATGTAACATCTCTCTGTGTGCTTTGTGATCCACCAGCAAGATAACGAACAGATGCAGTCTTGATAATATCTTTGGATGCAGAAGTAACAGGGCCAAATAAGTATGTTTTTGCTGTAAATCTTAAAGTATAATATAAAACTCTTCTAGATGTGAAATCTCCTTCATATTCATCTTGCATTGTAATATTTTCTAATACAACTGGAACATCTTTCTTTTCATTTATCAAACTTACTAAATTAATAGTCAAGTTATATTGTGGTTGGAAATATGGTAATATCTGCTCTACTATCTGTAATGCATCGTCATTTAGTTTACACATAATCGCAAGTTCAAATTGCATATTATATGGAACTGGCATGAATACTTTTTTAATATCTGTTCCGTCGTCTGGATTCTTAACTGCTATCGTTTGAGTTGTTGTTACCTTTCTAGATGAGTCATATGTAAGACCCGTAAACTCAAATGACATTCTAGGTAAACTAATCTGAGTTGCTTGACTTAGATTTGGTGCTTGCTCTAATCTTGCTAAAAATTTCTGTGTTGGGCCATATGCCAAAGGCACTTTTACAGTTGATCCATCCTGCTTTATGGTAATACCATTAAACAGAGTTCCAAAACTGATAATTGTTTTTCTTAGAATTTCGTTGTAAAAATACTCAAACATTGCTATAACCTCTTATATTATATTTATGGCATGCCAAATGGGTTGTTCTCTGAGAAGTCTAAAATAGCATCTGCTTGTAGTTCAAACTCATCATTATCACCGTA